AGCGGCGGCTACACCTTCGAGTGGTCCGGCATGTACGGCGCCATGGCTGGCCAGCGGATCAACAGCTTCCGCATGGACCACCTGAAGTCTACCCGCGTGGAAATCGAGACCTGCTTCGACCAGAAGCTGGTGTCGGCGGACCTCGGGTTCTTCATTGATACGGCCGTGGCTTAAGCTGTTGATTTATATGGAAATCTGGACTGACATTCCACGATACCAAGGCTACTATCAAGCCAGTAGCCTTGGCCGCATCCGTCGCTGTAAGGCCGGCGGAAAGGGGAGTGTGTTTGGAAAGATCTTGTCTCCTGGCCAACAGGTCAACGGTTATCTGATCGTGGTTCTGAGCGTTGGAGGCAAGACCAAAACAGAGCGAGTCCACAGGCTTGTCGCTGAGGCTTTTCATGGCGTAGTGGAGGGCATGGAGGTTCGTCATCTCGACGGCAACATGCACAACAACGTGCCTGAAAATCTTGCATGGGGCACACGCCAGGAGAATATGGCGGATGCTAGGCGGCATGGGACATTGTCGTGTGGTGTCAGACATCCAGGTTCGAGGCTGACGGATGAATCGGTTGTGGTGATCTTGAACGATTATCGCAAGCACAAGGAAATTGCATCAGAATTTGGTGTAAGCCGCCAACTGATCGGCAAAATCAAGTCAGCCAGTACGTGGAAACACGTCGAACGGAGTGCTGCCTAAATGAGCGTCGTTCATTTCGCCACCCGGACTCTCACCCTGAACGGGGTGGAGTTCCGGGCGGGTGATGTGGTGCCTACCGAGGGCCTCTCCCGCCACCGGTTCAAGCAACTGGTGGCCTTGCGGGTGCTACGCGGAGAAGTCCGCGTGGAGCCGGTGGTGCGGCCCATTGCCACTCTTCTTCAGCCGATGGCAGAAGCCCTCCCGGCCCCGGTCAAGGTGGTGGACTACGCCACGAAGATCGAGACGGGTTCCAGTTCGGCCAAGCGCCGGACCCGGAAGGAGCGTTGAGATGAGTCTGGTGACCACCGCCAATCTGGAAGCGGAATTTGGGGCTGCCGAAGTTGATCTGCTGGCCTCCCGTGACCTGGATGCTATCACCCGTGCCCAGGATTGGGCGGAGGCGGTGGCCTATGGCTACCTGAATGCGGCCAGCCTGATCGTCCCGACGCCAACGCCGAGCGAACTGGTAGGGTACATCTGTGACCTGATCCGCTGGCGGCTGTACGATGACGCCGTGACGGAAGTCGTCAAGCTCCGCTATGAAGCGGCGATCCAGTGGTTCAACAGTCTGGTGGCGGGCCGGATTCGGCCACCATGGGGTGTGCCGCCAGTGACGGGGATCGCCTACACCACGCCCTATGCGGACGCTGATGTTGACGTGTCCAGCCGCCCGCTGTTTACCTGGACGCTGTTCTCATGAGTGCGCCGGTGGTCTACGCCATCCCGGACCTGATTCAGGCCCGACTGGAAGCTCTGCTCCCAACCCTGTATACGACGGCCACCGTGCCGGTGTTACGGGCCGCAACGGTGGAGACCTTACCCAAGAACGTGCCGCTGGCGGTGGTAGTCGTGCCGGCGGGGCTGGAAGTGGATGAGCAACGCCGTAATCAGGTGGCGGTGGCCGAAGCCGTCGCTATTGTGGTGCAGGTTCGGAACCCGTCCGCCCAGTTGACCGGAACGGCGGCGATGACCGAAGCGGGTCCGCTGTTGGCGGCCTGTGTGGGAGCGTTGCTGGGGTGGACCCCGGATGGTGACGCCTATGAACCGTTGAGTATGATTGCCGCTCCCGGCCCTGAGTTTGGAGCAGGCTTTGGCTTTTATCCTATTGCGTTCCAAACGCGCTACGTGCTTTCAGGAGCTAACTGATGAGTGGTTTAATTTGTGCTGGTAATGTCTATCTGGACCTGTATTCTTCGGGCAACCTGACTGGTATCGTCGGCCCGATCAATGCGACCAAATTCTCGATCTCGCCGGGCAAGGCGGACTCGATTGACCGTATTTCCTACATGCGGGATACCTTTGGTCAGGCGCTGGACTCTGTGGTCTTCCCGGGTGTCGCTTCGCTCTCCATCGAAACTGACGATGCGGCGGCGGAAATCCTCCAGTACGCCATGCTGGGCACGCTGTCTGATGTATCCGACAGCCAGGGAGCGGTATCTAGTGAGGCGCTGACCGCTAAACTGGGCAAGTGGGTCAAGCTGGCCCATCGCAATGTCGCCAACGTGGTCATCACCGATGACGCCGTGACGCCGGAAACCTTTGACCTGACCAGTGACTACACGCTGGATGCCACTGCTGGCATGATCTTCTGTGTCTCTGGTGGTGACATGGTAGACGGTGAGGGGCTGGTAGCCGCCTACAATTACGGTGCCCGCTCTGGCAAGCAGATCATTGCCGCGACACAGACGGAAGTCCGGGCCTACGTCCGGCTGGATGGTAAGAACTTGGCCAACCAGAAGAAGGTCGAGATCATTATTCCTGAAGCCGTGCTGACTCCCTCGGGCGAACTGGACGTGGCTGGTAAGAAATTCGTGTCCTTCTCGCTGGCCGGCTCGCTGGTCACCCGGGATGGCGAAGATGGCCCGTTCACCTACCGCGAACTGACCGATACCGCTTACACGATCTGATCGCCGTCGCCAGACCCGATGGTGTAATCGTTCACACTGTCGTTTTTCACCATCGGGTGACGGGGTTCCTGTCACCCGATTTGTTTTTGAGGCGTGGCAATGGCTGACATAGTGCTGGACGGGGTTACGTTACCCGGTGATTTGCGGTGGACCGACGAATACCAGTGGTGTGCGGTGGAGCGTTCCGCCGAATACTCGCTGGGCGGCTCCCTGTTGATCGAGGAATCTACCAAGCTGGCCGGCCGGCCAATCACCTTGGAAGCGGTCAACGAGTTCCGGGGCCATATCTGGCTGGACCGGGATACTGTAGACACGCTGTTGGCCAGGGCTGAACTCACCAACCACTCGATGACGCTGGTCTTGTCGGATAACCGGACTTTCACCGTCATGTTCCGTGATGATGGCGTCAAGGCCGAGCCGGTGTACCACATCATGCCGCACGAAGACGGCGACCCCTACCATCTGACCATCAAGTTGATGACGGTGTAATCATGGCGATTGGCGAAGACCTTGATCTAGCCCTCCGAATCCGCGCTCTGGTCGAAGGCCAGGATGCGATTGTCAATCTCGGCACCAGCTTTGTAGACCTCAACAAGCGGATCGAATTGCTGACCCGTGGCTTGACGGGCGTCTTTGGCTCTGCCGATGCGGCTTCCAAGGAATTCGACTATCTGGCCGAAGTCGCTGACAAGTATGGCCTGCAACTGCTGGGCTTGTCGGAAAGCTATCTCAAGCTCAGTGCGGCGGCCAAGGACACCAATCTGGAAGGTGAGGCGGCCAGGAAGATTTTTGAGTCCGTCAGTGGGGCGCTGGCTGTCATGGGCGGCACCACCGAAACGACGGAGCGTGCCTTTACCGCCCTGACTCAGATGATGAGCAAGGGCCAGATTTACTCGGAGGAATTGAAGGGCCAGTTGGCGGAGAACTTGCCCGGCGCGATCCAGACTTTGTCAAACGCGCTGGGGATTGGTACCCAAGACCTGTTGCGGATGATGGAGGCCGGCAACGTCACTGCCGATGTGCTGTTGCCCTTTGCCTACGAGCTGGACAAGCAGTACGGCAAGCTGGCGACCAGTTCAGACACCTTCGCTCAGGCGATGAACCGGCTGAAGAACAGTTGGCTGGAGGTGATGAAGGGGTTGGGCGACACCGGCATCTGGAAGGCGCTGACCCTGACCATCGGAGCGCTGGGCGACAACGTCAGCGTGGTAGCTGGGCTGTTGGGCGGCGTGTTTGGGGTGGCGATCCAGAAGTCGGTCGTCGGCATCGCCAACCTATCCAGCGCCATCACCGAGAACATCAAGTCGCTGTTCAACCAGAAAGCGGCGATCCAAGAAGCGGCGGCGGTTGCCAAGCAGTCGGCCCAAGCCGAAGTGGCGGCGGCAGAAGCAGCCGCAGAAGCGGCGGCCAAACGAGCCGCTCAAGCGGAAATCCAGCTTCGGGAATCGAACCTGCTGGTGGCGGCCAATGAGCGGGAAGTCCAGTCGCTCATCGCCAAGAACGCCGTGATTGGTACGGCCACTCAGGCCATCAACAAGGCGGCGCTGGCCGATCAGCAGCTCCTACAGGCCAAGGGCCGGCTAGTGGCCGCCGAAGAGGCGTTGAGTGCCGTCTGGGCTAGTACGACCGCCGTTCAGAACGAAGCCAATCTGGCATCGGCGGAACGCTACCGCTTGGCGTTGCTGGCTACAGTCCAAAACGAGCGTGACCTTGCGGCTGGCACAGCTACTTTGCGCCAAGCAGAACTCAACTTGGCCAGCGTCAATGAGACTATTTCAGCAAAACTCAAGGAAGGGGCTGCCGAAGAAAGTCTCCAAGGGTTGTATGAACGGCGGTTTATTCTACAGCAACGGTTGCTGGCTGCTGAAAAGAACATGGAGGTTATTCAGGCCAAGAAAGTTGGCTTAGCTGGTAATTTGATCGTAGCCGAATCCGAGTTGCTGGTCAGCGGCGACAAGGAACTGGCCCAGTTGACGAAGACGGCCAGCGCCAGAGCGGAGGATGTAGCCAAGGCGGAAGCCCAGGTTGCCGCCAAGGAAGCGTTGGCGACGGCAGCCCTACGGAACGCCGAGGGCACGCTTGCCGAAGGT